AAACGTGCTGGACGCTCGCCAAGAGTCTTATATCGGCTGGTTGTGTACACCCCCGTCCGAACGTGTCCCTGCGTCTAAAGAGAAGTACGCCGAATCTGTAGGCGTGAACATTTCTACGCTACGACGATGGGAAAAGAAGGACATCTTTCGGAAGATGTGGCAGTCCAAGGTTGATGACGTTCAAGGCTCTCCTGAGCGATCTCAGAGGCTTCTAGACACGCTTTACGAGCGTGCTCTAGGCGGCGACATCAAGGCAGCACAATTGTATCTACAAGCCACCAATCGGATGACTCCACCTACATTGACTGTAAAGTCTGAGAAGGGTACTGCTGAGTTATCTGACAAGGAACTGGATGATCTTATTGCTGCTGTGGCTTCTCGTGAGCAGGAGTCACGTAAACTTCGTGTTGTATGAGCGAGTTGGTTGAATGCCCTGTTTGTGGTGAAGAGTATCCACCTGTGGCATGTAGATGGAAGTGTCCATCGTGCGGTCAGTTTGAAGAACCTGAACCACCTAAGATGAGGAAAAATGGATCTGAGTGAACTTCTCAATGAGAAGGAATGGCGTAAGTGCAAAGGACCAGACGATGCTTCAATTGATGAGTTAGTTGAGGCATTTGAATACTTCTGTAATAACTATTGGCACATTAAACATCCTGAACGTGGACGTATTGTTTTTGATATGCGTGAAGCGCAGATCGAAACCATTCGTGCTTGGCTGTCCAACCGCTACAGCGTGGTGTTAAAGGCACGACAGATCGGTTTCTCTACGTTGGCTGCAGCGTATGCGTTTTGGTTGACGTTCTTTTGGTCTGACAGGTTTGTGGTCATGTTGTCTCGTACCGAACGAGAGGCAGCCAAGTTGCTACAGAAGTCTAAGTACGGATTTAAGTTCATTCCTTTGTGGATGAAGGAACGTGGTCCTGATATTACGTCTGATAACCAGTTGAAAATGACGTTCTCTAATGAGTCTGCGATTGAATCATTACCTTCGGGTAATGATCCTGCTCGTGGTGAGTCTGTGTATCTTGTTATTGTTGACGAGATGGCGTTCTTGCCTAACTCTGAGGAAGCGTGGGCTTCTATTGAGCCAATTGCTGACGTTGGTGGTCGTGTTATCTGTTTATCTACGGCTAACGGGTCAGGAAACTTTTTTCATCAGATGTGGGTGGGTTCACAAACTAAAGCAAACCTATTTAAAGGTATCTTTTGGCCTTGGTCTGCTGGTGACCGTGACGAAGACTGGTACGAATCCAAATCTAAGACAATGCCTTCATGGCAGTTACATCAGGAATACCCTCGCACACCTGAAGAGGCGTTTATTAAGTCGGGTAACCCTGTTTTTGATATTGATCGCTTGATGGAGTGCGAGGTTGTAGAACCTGATCGTGGTTATTTGCATGTTATTTCTCGTAAGAACCCTGAGTATCGTGAAACTCCTGATGGGGAGTTTGCTATTTGGGAGTATCCGCACCCTGAGGGTACGTATGTAATTGGGGCTGACGTTGCTGAAGGTCTTGGGCATGGTGACTATTCGTCGGCGCATATTATTGAGGCTAGGTCTATGCAGGTTGTGGCTCACTGGCATGGGCATATTGAACCTGACCTTTTTGGGGATGCTTTAGCAGAGGTCGGCTGGTGGTACAACGATGCTCTACTGGGTGTTGAAAATAATAATCACGGTTTAACCACGATTAAGGCTTTGCAACGTTATGGATACAAGAATTTGTATCGTCAACGTCGCTTGCAGCAGCGTAATCCTGAGGCTACTGAGATTATGGGTTGGCGCACTACGACTGCGTCAAAGCCTTTGGCTATTGACGAGTTGGCTGGGTCTATCCGTGATGAAGACATCTTCATTTTTGACGAACGCACAATTGCGGAGTTAAAGACATATGTACGTGACCCCAATGGGAAAATGCATGGGTCTCCTCACGACGACAGGGTGATGTCTTTGGCTATCGCTCATCAGATGTTGAAGTTTGTTTGGTTGCCTGAGTATCGGGCTGAAGTGCCACCACCAAAGTACAGTTTGAGTTGGTTTGAAAGATTCATTGTTCATGGCGATGCTGGGCTAAAACCCGTACCTTTGGGGGCATATAACGCACGTAGGTCGTAGGTAACGATCTACTTATACTGTGATGGGATCTATTAACTGTGTAGAATGTGACAAACTGTTCTCTTTTGACGTACTTCCACGTAGAGGTGCTGTCTGTTTTGGTTGTCACGTAAAAGGTATTCGTTTAGGTTTCGCTCATGGCAAAGAGGACTTTCATGGTCCAACTATCAAGCAGCGTCAGGACGAACAAATGAGGCAGGCTACCAACGCTGGTATCAAGGCTGAACCCGTTGGGACTCGTTGGGTCTGACATGTATTGGATCACCCCTATTGTCGTCGCACTTATTGGTGGTCCTTTAATGTTTGCTTTAAAGAAGTTTGATACACGCAATACTGAGCAGCATGGTGAGAATTTGAAAGTGTTGCAACGTATTGAGGAAAAGGTTGACCATATAGATGATCGTTTGGACGATCATATTGATTACCACTTGAAAGAGGGATTATGAAGTATTCAGAATCTGCCAAGAAAGCAGTTGCCACTTTTGTTTTTGCATCAACAGGTATTCTTGTTGGTGGTGCTGTAGGTGGTTTAGAGATTTGGAAGACAGCCCTTTGGACTGGCGTTGGCGCACTGATCAACTTCGTTTATCGTGCTTCTGAAGAGTACATTAACAGCATTGAAGGTGAATGATCTATGGCTACTATTGTTGGTTCTACAACACAAAGTTTATCTAGTGTCACTTCAGGAACTGCTGTAGATATTTCTGCTGCAGATAACCTTAGCGTGCAAATTGATGGTACTTTTGTTGCTACATGGGCTTTTCAAGTAAGTTTAGATGGTACTTTTTGGCAAAACTTTGGTATGCACAGTACATCAAACGCAACAGCCACAAATGATGTCACCAGTGCTACTGTAGTGGGTTTTTTTATTAAACCGTGTACGGGAATAAAATATTTTCGTCCTACCTTAACTGCATATACTAGCGGAACAGTTAACTTTAGAATTAATGAAACAATGTTGGAAAAGTAAGGGACAAATATGGCTACTTTTATTAAAGAATCAACTTCAACTTTGGGTGCGTTAAATGCAAGTAGTGCTGTTGTTGATATTAGTGACGCAGATATTATTGCAGTACAAGTTACTGGTACTTTCGTTGGAACTATGACTTTCTATGCATCATTTGATGATGTAACATATTTTCAATTTGCTTTGCACCAAAGCACACAAACTAGTGCTACAACAGATATTGCGAACACAACAAGTACAGGGATTTGGTCAAAACCATGTGCTTCACTAAAATATTTTAAAACAATAATGAATGCGTACACTAGTGGTAGTGCAACTATGCTTGTTGCTACTTCACGGTATGGCAAGTAGGGATAATGGCTCGTCAATCGAACTCTGATTTACTTTCAGCGTATCAAAAAAAGATTTCTGTTTGTAAACGTTGGCGTAGGGAAGAACAATACGACGACACATGGCGACGTTTGATCGATCTTTATCGTGGTCGGCATTATGAAGACATCTCTGATGAAGATCGTCTTCTTGTAAACATTTCGTTCTCAACAGTGAACGTTATTGCTCCTAGTGTGGCTGTTAACTATCCTAAAATTGCTGTTAACTCTCGTCGCCCTGAAGATGCACCTAAAGCAATTATTACTGAGGCTGTTGTCAACTACTGGTGGAAGCACTACAAAATTCGTCCCGAATTTCGTCGTGCAGTTAAAGACTTCCTGATTGTTGGACATGGCTGGCTTAAGGCTGGCTATCGCTATGTTGAAGAAGAATCCATAGATCAAGAAGGTGATCACTCTGATCCGAATGCTGATGGTAATGAAATTACCCCCAGCATTATTGTGACTGAAGATCGTCCTTTTGTTGAACGTGTATCACCATTTGATGTGTTCGTTGATCCTGATGCTACTTCTATGTATGACGCTCGTTGGATTGCGCAACGTATTCGTCGTAGCCTAAAGGAAGTTAAGTCAGATAAGCGTTATTCTCGTGCTGCTCGTGACAGTATTAATGCTACGTCATGGGGACGTTACAGCGATGATCCTTATAAGCGCCAAATTCAGGACACTGAAGAAGGTTATGTTGAAGTATGGGAATACTACGACATCGCTAAGAAAACAATGTGCGTGTTCGCTGAGGGCTGTCAACAGTTCTTAGTTAAGCCTATGGATATGCCGTATGCGTTTGGTCATCCCTTTGTAATGATCCGCAACTATGACATTCCTGACTACT